GGATATGCCAAAACTTAAAGACCTACTCCAAGAGCTAGACACAGGAGATTTTGACATCGAGATCACAGGGTTTGACGAGGACGAGATCGAGAGGCTGATGACACAGTTCAACCCGATTGATTTAGACGAGGACGAAAGAGAAGAAGACGACGAGGATAACAGTAAAACCGTCTACCATTGCCCGAAATGTGGATTTGAGTTTGAGGCGTGATCGATATGAAAATCTGCGCATATGTGCTGTCACAACACGCTAAGCAGAATTATGCTAACGAGAACTACAACGTCAGGCTTAACGCAGGCATGGCGGTTGTGGTTGATATATTGCGTCGCGCTGGTTACGAGGTAGAGTATGCAAGCAGCGCAAATGTCCACAAATACGATTGGGTATTGTTTTCGGTCACATCTGACTGTGACTGGTGGCCTTTCATTGCCGAACGCATGAAGTGGCAAAAAGGCAATTATAAAATTGTCGTCGGCGGGCCTGGGGTACTTAATGTCCGGCCATTTCTACCTTTTGTTGATTACTTTATCCTGGGCCGGGCAGAGGGGATAATCGACCGGCTGGTAAAAGGAGATGTCGACCATCCATCCATTATAGAGAGCAACAGCTTTGATCCCGACATGGATTATTACTTAAACCAAGTCGAGCATTATTATCCTCATGAAATAATCCTTGAGAACGGCAAGGTATATAAAGAAAATAATTTAGGGTGTAATCACAAATGTCTTTTTTGCGGTTATACTTGGCATCGCAAAAACATATCTAAAGAATTTGAGTGGGATTGGATATGGGCGGGAAGCCAAGATAGAGAACGGGCTATATTAGATATTGCTAAAGGCAAAGACATTGATTTTAACAAATTACGGACAACCGCAATAGATGGGCTGTCAGAACGCATAAGGTTCATGGTTAACAAGAAAATCACCCGTGAAGTGCTCCGGGAATTTATCAGGGATTTAGCAACCTGCGAGAAGCCTCACCAGATTAAGTTTTACAATATCATCGGGTATCCAACCGAAACAGAAGATGACTGGTGGGAGTTTGTTGAGGACATTAAAGCGGTCGATGCCAAATTACCCAAAACCACAAAACAGACCAGTATCTTATTGCACTCCACGCCATTTAGAGCGATGCCTGCGACACCGGCGGCGTGTTGGCCGATGAGTTATCGCAACTACAGAGGCGAGATCGCCCGAGTCTTAGGACAAGGGTATAAGGGCAATATATTCTATCAAGGCAATTCAATATGGGCGGTTGAGAGCATGGGGACAGAGAGCCTGCCAACGGTTATGTTATCGGCTATCGTGTGGCGGGGGACGGAAAAGGATACCGAGAACGTCCGTAAGATAGCCTGCTCCAAAAAATTCTGGTCGGCGAGCATGACAGTTAAGCAGGCGACCCTAGAGAAATACTTTGACATTAAAGCGTTATTCGGCGAGTTTACTGCCGAGACAGTGCCGACACGGTATTTAAGGACTTATGCAAAAGTAGAGAAGATGTGGTAAAGATGGCTAAGCAAAAAACAATAAACCTACATGAAAAAGCGCGGGAAATCATAGAGATTGCCGAAAAACAAGGCGTTGAGCAAGATTTTTTCTTTGTCACCACATTCAAGCGTTATCAAGTGCAACTAAAAATTCTCAATGAGCTGGAAAAAACCATTAATAGTGACGGGGTGCTGGTGACTAAAGAATACGTGAAGGGGCGCAAGAACCTTTATTCCCACCCCGCCATAGCAGATTACAACCGTACTACTGATAGCGCAAACAAAACCGTAACAACACTGATAAAGATTATCACCGCGCTTCGTAAGGGCGGTGGCAGCGATGGCAGTGGGGACGACGAGTTCGAAAACTTCTAAACTTCTAACCACCCAATACGCCAAGGATGTCCTAACCGGCCGGATTTTAGCCTGTAAAAAGGTTAAATTAGCCTGCCAACGACACTTAAACGACCTAAAAAGGCAGGGAACAAAGGATTTTCCTTGGATTTTCGACGAAGAAAAAGCCTACCGGCCAATCGAATTCATGGAGCGGTTTTGCAAGCCCAGCCAGGGGGTATTTACCAGGTTCGTATTACAGCCATGGGACCATTTTTGGATAGGCTCGATATTCGGATGGGTCCATAAGAAAACCGGAGTCAGGCGCTTCAAATATGCACTTATTTTCGTGGCTAGAAAGCAAGGGAAAAGTTGTAAAACGTCCGGAATTTCGCTTTATGGAGTCTCAAAAGACGGCGAACGCGGCGCTTTTGTATACCATCTGGCCAACAGCATGAAGCAAGCCCGGGTTGTGTTCGATGAATGTAAAAAGATGGTCGAGGCTTCTCCGCTGTTAAAAAAGCATTTTCGAGTAACCAGGGATGCGATATATTATGACGCGACAAAGTCCAAAATTGAGCCGCAGGCATCGGACAGTGAGAAACTGGATGGATTGAACTGCCACCTCGGAGTATTCGATGAAATTCATGAATATAAGAACTATAAGCTAATAAACGTCATAAAAAATAGCACGGCGGCACGAAAACAGCCCCTGATTATCTATATCACCACCGCCGGCTACGTCCTCGACGGCCCATTGATGGACGAATATGAAAAGGGCGCCGACGTTTTGAAAGGTGCGATCACCGACGAGCGTTCCTTCTATTTTATGGCCGAACTTGATGAAGAGGATGACGTAGAGGATTATACAAAATGGGTAAAGGCTAACCCTAACCTCGGCGTTTCGGTCCAGTTAGAGGATATGATCGAGGAATGGAACACCCGAAAACACATCCCAGCCGAAAGAAATGACTTCATTACCAAGCGACTTAACGTTTTTGTTAAATCCGATGAACAATCGTTTATTTCCTGGGATGTAATCAAACGTAATGACGGTTACCTTGATCTTGATTTTCTCAAGGGCTGTCAATGCATTGGAGGCCATGACCTATCAAACACCGAAGATTTTAGCTCGGCTTGCCTGGAATTCCCGTTGCCGGATGGCCGGGTTTTTGTTTTGTCGCATAGTTGGATTCCGATGGCAAAAGTCAAGCTGGCAAACGAGGAATTGCCATATGAAGCATGGCAAAAAGAAGGTTATTTGACCATCTGTAAAGGCGATTATGTCGATTACACCTTCATTTATGACTGGTATTTGGAGCAGGCTAAAAAATATGCAATATCCCTGATCACCTTTGACCCGGCCAATGCCTTCCGGCTCACCCAAGACCTGCAAGCCTATGGAGGCGAGGAATGGACAAAATGCGTTAGGCAAGGGGCATTGACCTTAAGTCCGGCGTTGAAAGACATTAAACAATTGCTACTCGACGGGCGGGTCGTTTTCAATAATAACCCGCTTTTTCGGTGGTATTTGAATAATGTTAAGCTGGTCGAGGACCGAAACGGCAACTGGTTGCCCACAAAACAAGGCCGCTACCGCAAAATCGACGGCTTTTCTGCATGGCTCACCGCCCATACCGAAACCATGAAGCTCATGACAATAATCAAAGAATCCGGCGGCGGGGTCGGGTTTATCTCGGTTAAGGATTTGCTGAAAGGAGGAAGCACATGAATAAATTATTTGATAGAATCAAAGCGCAATTTGCCGGGTTTGGTAAACTCTTTAGCGGCAAATCCTTAAAGCAGGCCATGGCCACGACATACGGGAACTTTGCGCGCTGGTTTTCGCCAACAAACATTTTCACCAAACGGACAAACCACATCCTGGCCACCAACGAAACCATCTTCGCGGCAATATCTAGGCTCTCAAATTCCCTGGCATCGCTGCCGCTGAAGCTGCTGGATAAGAATTTTAATCAAGTAACGGATCACCCAATTGCCGAACTCTTGACTTATAGCCCAAATCCAAACATGAATGCCTTTGAATTTCTGAGGACCATGGAAGTTCTTAGAAACACCACAGGGAACGCTTATGCGATCAAGGACTATGATTCGCGTTATCAGGTCAGGGCTTTGTGGATTTTAGACCCAAGCAGAGTCACAGAAGTTATTGAAACCACAACAAAAGAGCTTTGGTACGAAATACAAGGCGATAATGGGATTTATTATGTCCATAACATGGATGTTGTCCACGTCAAACATATCCACGGCTACGGCTACCGGGGGATTAGCCCCATTGACGTCCTGCGGAATACCATTGACTTTGAAGGCAAGATTAAGCAGCTTAGCCTGGATATGATGGACAGCGCGGTCAAAGCGTCATTCATCCTGCAACTTGCGGCAAATGTTAGCGATGAAAAGAAAAAAGAAATATACGAGAATTTCAGGAAGTTTTACAGCGAAAATGGCGGCGTCTTAATCCAAGAGTTGGGCGTTAAGATTGATCCGATTAAACGTGAGTTTCTCGATACGAAGGTTTTTGAGGCGGAAAAAATCACCCGGACCAGGGTTGCATCAGTCTTTAATTTGCCGGCTTATATGCTTGGCGAAACTCAAGGGGTCAATTACAATAGCATGGAGCAACTTGCCCTTGAATTTGTCCAAGGCACTCTCGGGGTTAACGTCGTCCAGTATGAAAAGGAGTTCAACCGGAAATTGCTGACGCCCGAGGAACGGCGAAGGGGCTTATATTGGAAATTCAACCTTAAAGCCTTACTCCGCGGAAATACCAAGGACCAAGCAGAGTATTACTTCAAGGGCGTCCGTTCGATGTGGCTGACCCCGAATGAGATCCGTGCACTGGAGGATCTGCCGCCAATGGAAGGCGGTGACAAACTCTATAGATCAAAAGACATGGAACCGATTGATACACCTATACCTTCACCGAAAGGAGTGGTTGCACCATGAAACCTATCCCTTTTAATCTCGAAAGCACGAACAAAAAGCCCTTCTGGGAAGTAAAAGCATCCATGGAAGAAAAAACCGGGGATGTTTTTATTTATGGTTATATTGTCTCATATAAATTGGATGATAACGACCCGGATATAACAGCTGCGAGCTTCAAACAAGCACTTGATGATTTAGGTGAGATCGACACCCTTAACATCTACATTAACTCCGGCGGAGGCTCGGTGTTCCAAGCCCAGGCAATCTATAGCATCTTAAAGAGGCACAGAGCCAAAAAGAACGTTTACATTGACGGACTAGCGGCAAGTGCCGCCTCTTTTGTTGCGATGGCCGGGGATAGGGTATATATGCCCAAAAACGCAACATTTATGATTCACAACCCATGGACTATCACGATTGGCAATGCCGATGAATTGCGTAAAGAGGCCGAAGTCCTTGACAAAATCCAGGTCGGCATGATTGAGGCTTACATGTCTCATATCGGTGATAAAATCGCCGAAGAAAAACTCGTCGAACTTTTGGATGCCGAGACCTGGATGACGGCCCAGGAAGCCTACGATTATGGCTTTGTTGATGAAATCATCGAAGCCAAAGAAGTGGCCGCCTGCATTGACCCTGAGATAATGGCGGTCTATAAAAACGTCCCTAAATACCTGCTCGAAAAGCGCGTGGAGGGCCCAAAAGGTCTATCTGTGGCTGAAAGGCAGGCTATTATAGAGGAAACCCAAAACCTGGTAAACAAAATCAAAAAAGAAATGGAGGAACTTTAAATGAATAATCTTTATGAACTCAAACAAAATTTGGCGATGGTTGGGGCGCAGCTCCAGAAAGTGGCCGAGGACATCACGAAAAAGGCGGCAAATCCATCAGTAGACATCGAAGAAATCAATGAGCTAGAGAAAACCAAAGCCAACCTGCAGAAACGGTACGACCTGATTAAAGAAGAACACGACCGGCAGGAAGCCGAAGCGCGGAAAAAATTCCAGAACGAAAATAAAGTTGCTGCAGCACGAGACGAAAAAGAACGCATCATCGCGGCTAAAGCAGCCTTCTACCGGGCGGCTATCTTAAAGAGAGAGATCCCTGACGATGTGCGGGCGGTGCTGAAAGCGATTCCGGCGGGCGGTTCTAGCACCACCGGTGGCGAAAATCTTTTGCCGACCACTTTGAGCAATGAACTCGTCCATGAGCCGTTTGTCACCAACCCATTACGGGATATTATCCGTGTAAGCAATATTACGGGATTGGAAGTCCCGAAAATCGCCTTCTCTCTCGGCGACGATGGCGACGGATTTATCAACGATGACGCAGTTGCAAAAGAAATCCATGCAACCGGCGACAAGGTGCAATTCGGTCGCTTCAAATTCAAGGTGAAAGTTAAAATTTCCGATACCGTGATTCATGGCTCCGACCTTGATCTTGTCACCTATGTTGAAAACGCCTTGCGCTCTGGCTTGGCCGCGAAGGAAAAGAAGGTTTCCTTTGCCTTGACTGACAACCCAGTTGTTGGCGAGGAGCATATGAGCTTCTACCAAAAATCCTCTGGCGATTTTGTAATTGGCACGGTAGAAGGGGTAGATTATTACGAAGCAATTACCAATGCCATTGCCAATCTGCACGAGGACTTCCGTGAGAACGCCAAGGTGGTCATGCGGTATGCTGACTATGTAACTATGCTCAAGACTCTCTCCAACAATAGCATGGATCTTTATCGGGTACAGCCTGAGCAGATCATTGGCAAGCCGGTCATCTTCTGCGACAGCGCCACGATCCCGATTGTCGGCGACTTCGGCTATTGCCGGCTTAACTATGATGGCGATCTGGTCTACGATGCCGACAAGGATGTCGATAAAGGCAATTACATCTGGGTATTGACCGGTTGGTTCGACCAGCATCGGCTGCTCAACTCCGCCTTCCGGCTTGCGGTACTCAAGGAAACGGGATCGGGAACTTAAAAATGCTAGATACAGTAAAACAATATTTGCGAATCGACGGGAGCGAGCAAGACTCGCTCCTGTCATCTTTCATCGCTGCTGCGAAGGCTTATCTCGCTAATGCTGGAGTTGAGGAAAACGAAGAAGATGATCTTTACAAGTTAGCGGTTTGCATTTTTGCGTCAATACACTTCGACGGTGACGATAAAGGCGGCTTGGAGCGGGCTTTGACAAGCATCATTTTACAAATCAAGAAATATGGAGGTGGGTCAAGTGAACCTGCCTAGGAGTTTTCGCGAAATCTAAGAAGAACGATTTAACAATACTCTGTTTAAGCAGGACATCGTATGGGACGAAGAATCGACCAAGGCGGAAATCGAAATTCCTGTAGCAATACAGCCCAGGTTTTTGACCCATTCGACTACTTTCCGCGCTTTTTTGGCGGGAAAATCACCTTAACCGCCGAATCCGCACCTGCTAAAGACGGTCTGACAACAATAATTGTGCAGGAGGTGTGAACATGAAATATCCTGTCAAAAGATATTTTGTAAGCCGGGAGGGGAATCACTATCGCGAAGG